AAGCGAGAGTATGTTGAGTGGAGTGATAGAGGCGAGGGCACAAGTGCTCCTGTTGCTATCCATCCAGTTAGTAGTGGCATCATTAAAGAAGCTACTAGAGGAGCTGACTGGAAAGATAGATTACCTAGTGGTAACTATCTAGAGAACACAGCATCTTACTTTGTGTTGACGGAGGATTTGCAAACTGCATTGATCTCTATGAAATCTACACAATTAAAAGTAAGTAGAAGCTGGAACTCAATGATGAATAGTATCAAACTTAAAGGTAAGAATGGTCTATTCACACCGGCTGCTTACAGTCACGTGTATAATCTTAGTACAGTACAGCAATCAAATGACAAGGGAACTTGGTTTGGTTGGAGTGTTACTAAGGTTGGTCCTGTACAAGATAAGAACTTGTATGAGGCTGCTAAACAGTTTGCTTCTAGTGTATCTACGGGCGCAGTAGAAGCGAAGCATGGTGAAGGTGAGACGAAGTCTAAGGACGACGTACCATTTTAATCATGGTAGGGCCCCGAAGAAAACTCCCCCTTCTATCGGGGCCCACTAATTATATAAGAAAGGAACTTAAAAGAAATGAAAAAGATTTGTATAAAATGTGGCTCAGAGTTTGAGATAACAAAACACCAAAGAACGAAGCAGTATTGTAGTGAGGTTTGTAAACCTACTTTCAAACCTAATCATGGCAATCCGATTGGGAGGCCTAAGAAAAAGAAATGAGGTTTAGAGAAGTATTTGAAGGCAATAATAGTGCTTACGGGATAATGAAACTGACCGGCGAGGTCACTGATAAAGGTAAATCAGTTGCTAAAGCTTTCATTAGAAGAAAAAAAATAACAGATGAATTATGGCAAGATCATTTAGAGGGTAAGGACCCAGCATTGGGTGTCATACCAATTAATGAAAATAACGAGTGTAGGTGGGGTTGTATAGACGTTGATGAATATAACCTAGATCACAAAAATATTAGCGCTCGTATTAAGTCCCATAACTTCCCATTAATGACATTTAGGTCAAAATCTGGTGGTGCTCATTTGTTTTTATTCGCTTCAGAGTTTATTCCTGCATCATTGATGCAGTCAAAACTCAAAGCAATGTCAGAAGCTTTGGATTTTGCAGGTAGTGAGATCTTTCCAAAACAAACTGTAATACATGTTGAAAAGGGAGACACAGGAAACTTTTTAAATTTACCATATCATGGTGGTGTTAGAGGTTTGCGTTACACTTTTGATGAAGAAGGGAACGCGGCTAGTTTAGAATCATTCTATTCTATGTATGACAAGTGGGCACAGACTAGAGAGCAGATAGAGGCAATACAGATAAAAGAAAAAGTAAAAAGTAAGGAAGCTTTTAAAGATGGTCCTCCTTGTTTAAATAGACTAGCAGAAGAAGGATTCGGTGAAGGCTCAAGAAACAATGCTCTTTTTAATATAGCTGTATTCTGTAAGAAAGCATTTGATGATTGGGAGAACAAAGTTAGTGAATACAACACTAGATATATGACTCCTCCTCTTACCTATTCAGAGGTGCAGCAAGTAATAAAATCTGTTGGTAAAAAACAGTATGAAAATTATAGATGTAAAGACCAACCAATATGTGGAGTATGTAATGCGGCGAAATGTCGCACTAAGAAATTTGGTGTTGGTTACAATGAAGAACAGATGCCAGAACTAGGACAGCTTTCAAAGATATGTTCTAGTCCATCACAATACTTTCTGGATGTGGATGGTAAGAGAGTAGAGCTAACTAAAGAACAATTACACAATGCAAATTTATTCTCGATAGAAGTCATGGATAAAGCAGGCGTTGTTATTGCAACAATACCTAAAGGTCCTGATTGGAGAGAGCTCTATCTAAAAACTCTGTTTGCAACCATGCAGGAAATAGAACCATTAAAATCTTTAGATCCTAAAGAGGTATTAATTCATTTATTAGAGCAGTTCACTGTTAATAGAACTCAAGCTAGGAGTAGAGATGATATTTTACGCAAGATGGCGTGGACAGATGAAGAGGGTTTCTGTTACTTTAGAATGGAAGACTTTTTTAATTTTTGTAAAAGAAATAACTGGGAGCTTGATAGAACTAAAACAGGAAACTTACTTAAAAGTTTGAAAGATATTTTTGAGAAAGAAGTAAGACTTAAAGTTAAAGATCAAAACCCACACCTAATTAAAATTAAAGCTATGAAAAAAACTGAACCAACTATTAGTGAAGTTAAATATGAGGAGACACCTTTTTAATGTCAGATTATGTTCACATAGCAAAAGTTAGAGATTGGATGAATGATCGAGGAATTCCGAGAGGATTTGAACAGGATACTTTGCGACGCAAAATTCGACGCGGCACATTCTTAGTCCCATATATTCGTATAGGCAGAACCCCTTACTTCTCAGAACTTGGATTACGTAATTGGTTAGAGGAGAACACACTTTGAAAACAATAATACTAGGACCACCGGGAACAGGAAAAACTACTACACTATTAGATTTAGTGGAGGAGTTTTTACGTGCTGGGGTTGATATTAAAAAGATTGGTTATTTTTCATTCACTAGGAAAGCATCTTATGAAGCAGAATCTAGAGCAGAACAAAAATTTAAAATAGATAAAAGTGAAATACCATATTTTAGAACTTTACACTCATTGGCCTTTAGATCACTTGGTATTAAAAAAGAACAGGTAATGAAAGCGCAAGACTATAGAGATTTTGGTCTAAAATGTGGCATACCTATTAAGACAGCATGGTACAATGATACCGATGGTGTGTTCAATTCTGATAATGAATATTTAAGGATCATTAACAAAGCTAGAGTTAAAGAGATTGACGTATTAGAGGAGTATGATAATTATGGACATACATTAGATATAGAAAGAGATTTACTGTATCTTTTGGATCAAGAATTAAAAAAGTATAAAAAGGAAAAAGGATTGATTGATTATGATGATATGTTGGAACGATTTATTGACCAAGACATTGCTCCGTCTTTTGACGTTTTATTTATCGATGAAGCTCAAGACCTTAGTCCTCTTCAATGGAAGATGGTCAAAAGATTATGGGCAAAAGCCGATAAGAGTTACATTGCTGGTGATGATGACCAAGCTATTTTTAAATGGGCTGGAGCAGACGTTGACACTTTTATTGCTCTTAAGGACGAGGTAGATCACATTAGTACACTAGATCAATCATACCGTATTCCAGGTGGCCCAATTCATGATTTATCACAAAAGATAATAAACAATGTTACAAATAGATACGCTAAAGATTACAGACCAAGACAAGAGATGGGTGATCTGACTAGATACTCTGATGTTACTCAAGTTGATATGTCTCAAGGTGAATGGTTAGTGTTATCATCTGCAAATCATTTCTTAGATGATATTAAAGACCTATGCGAGCTCCAGGGTTGGTATTATTCACACAAACATAAGAACTCTATTAAATTAGATTTATTATTAGCTATTCAAACATGGGAGAAGTGGAGACAGTTTGAACACTCTCTTCCTGTTACATCAATCAAAAACATTTATTCATATCTCGGTGATAATGTAACCAAAGGATACAAAACTGGTAAGACTATGAGCGATGAAGAAGAAGGATATTTTATTGAAGAGTGTGTCGCGGATCATGGATTACAAACTAAAGATGTTTGGTATAAAGCATTCGCTGGTTTAGATCCGGAGACGGAAAACTATATTAGAAACATGTTAGCAAACAGTGAGAAAATTTCACAAAAACCTAGAATAACTTTATCAACAATACACGGAGCGAAAGGAGGGGAAGCGGATAATGTCTTATTACTTCCTGATATTACTAAGTCTGCTCTGGACCACAACGATGTCGATCCAGATGAATTACACAGACTATTCTATGTTGCTGTAACACGCGCAAAGAAATCATTACATATTTTAGAACCAAGAAACTATGAAAGGGCTTATGTACTATGAGTGAATCACACAAACTATCTAAAGAAGCTATAGAAGAGATGAAAATTTTACGAAAACAGGGGATGTCTGGAGATAAAATTGGAGCTAAGTTTGGTGTATCAAGAGCTGCTGTTTATTATCACACAACCCCAGGAGTTAAAGAGAAAAGTAATTTATGTTCTAGAAAAAATGAGCATAAGTACACAAAAACAAGAAAAAAATATAAAGCTCAACCTGGATATTTACAGAAACAGAAAGTTTCTTCTTCAAAAAGAAGAGACACCTTTGATGGAAGAATGGTGGGTTTATATCAAGGTATGAAAAATAGAAACAATATATTTTTAAAAGCTGGTGACCCAAGAGGTGTTAATCATTTTATGACAAAAGAATCATGGAACAATCTTGTTCAGGATTATATAGAGAAATATGGTTTTGTTGATTTTTATTATAGAACCCCATTAACTTCTAAAGCTAAACAAAAAAACACTGTTTCAGTAGACAGACTTGATAATGATAAAGGTTATATAAAAAACAATATTGTACTTGCAAGCTGGGAGGTTAACGATAGAAAAAACGCAGTGACTATACAGGATTGCCTTATATTTGTTACCAGATATTTGGAAGTAGCACACCCAGTAGAATTAAAACTTTTATCAAGTTTACCTGGTAAAATTGGAGTTTTGTTTAGAACACACTTAAAAACGAACGTAATTGATAAATTAAAAATAGAAACAAGAGAAAGAGTAAGCTTTTCAAACGGAGGAAGCGTAAGATGAAGAAAAAGAAACACGACCCAGTAAACCATCCATCACATTATAACAAAGGTGATATTGGTTGCATTGATGCAATCAAAGCATGTCAAGGCTACGGCTTTAGATATTATTTACAAGGCTCAGCTATAAAATATATCTGGCGCCATGAATGGAAGAAAAAACCTATAGAAGATTTAGATAAAGCTATTTGGTTTTTAAATAAACT